TACTGAGGAGTTGGCCCAGCTCAGGCAAATTGGGCAGAACATTAAGGCTCGCGAGGAGAAACGATAGATGCCAGCCGCGACGCGCACGCAATCGAAGAAAGCGCTTTCGACAGCCGACATGCTGATGTACGCTGCTGAGGCCGAGTTGTGCCGTCGCTCGTTCAAAGCCTTCGTCAAAGCTGCATGGCTGGTCCTGGAGCCGGGCACGGAACTTAAATGGAACTGGCACATGGACGCCCTGTGTGAGCATCTCCAGGCTTGCGTAGAGGGCAAGATTCAGCGGCTGGTCATAAACATTGCCCCGGGCCATACGAAATCGACCATTGTCAGCCAGTCCTTTCCGGCCTGGGTCTGGACGCGCCGCCCGGAGACCCGTATGCTCTGCGCCTCGACCGACCTCTCGCTGGCCATCCGCGACAATCGCAACTGCCGTATGCTGATTGAGTCGGAGTGGTACCGCGCCTGCTATGGCCGCGAGTTCCACCTGAACGATACCTGCTACGATATGTCGGCTGACCAGAATATGAAGAGCTATTTTGCCAACGACCGGGCCGGGTACCGGCAGGCGCTCTCTGTCTGCGGCAAGGGTATCGGCAAACGTGGCGATCTGCTCATCATTGACGATCCGCATGATCCACGCGAGGGTGACGTGGACCGGGAGAAGGTGATTGAGTGGTATCGGCAGACCTGGGTAGGCCGACTCAATGACCAGGCCAAGGGCGTGATGATCACGATCGGCCAGCGTATTCACGATGAGGATCTTTGCGGGCACATCCTCAGGCAGGGTGGCGCTGAGCATCTCTGCTTGCCGGAAGAATTCGACCCTGCTCGCCGCTGTGTTACCTCCATTGGCTACTGCGACCCCAGGGATGAAGCCGGCGAACTGCTCTGGGAAGCGAAGTTCCCGAAGCTGGTGGTTGAAAAACTCAAAGATGATTTGGGCAGCTTTGGGTATGCTGCACAGTGGGACCAGGCTCCGGTTCCAGTGACTGGCGGGACTTTCAAGAAGGAATGGGCGCGCTACTTCGAGATCGAGGGCGATTACTACATCCTGCATACGAAGCAGGGGCGCCGCAAGCCCGTGCCGATCCGCGCTTGTCGCAATGAGGCGGTCTGTGACCTGGCGACCTCGGAGAAAGAGCAGAGCGATTTCTTTGTGATCGAGACGTGGGCCATCACGCCCGAGAATGAGTGCTTGCTGCTGGACCAGGTCCGTGGCCACTTCAACAATCCTGACCAGCAAAAGGAAGCGATCAAACTCTACGAGCAATACGCCTGGATGGTGTTCTGGGTCGAGCAGGTCGCGTATCAGCTCGCCTATATCCAGCAGATGCGCTACTACGAAGTTAAGGAAGAAATCGAGAAGGACGTGTATCGCGTCGTGCGTACTGTGAGCGTGCCGGTTATGCCCTGGAAGCCATTTCGCGATAAGGTGGCTCGCGCCGGGACCGCAGCCGTCAAGATGGAAGCTGGCGATATGTACTGGCTGGCTGGCGCTCACTATCTCCTGGAACTGACCAAAGAGATTTTCACCTTTCCGAAAAGCAAGAAGAAGGACCAGGTAGACTGCCACTCTATGATCGCCGATATCCTCTCTGCTCCGCGCGGCCCGATGATGTGGTCTGTTGACGGCGGCGAAAGTGTCGCCACCGAAGCAGCGCCAGGTACTGTCCAGCGCGTCGCCTCGGTCTTTGAAGATGATGGCGAGGATGAGCTGGGCGGCACGCTCTACGATGCGGAGGTGGAACCATGGTAAACTGGCTTTCTCCTCGCGCCCTGGTAGCGTTTGGCAAGTCGCTCTTGCAGCGTGGCCTCCAGGTGAAGGCTGACCCGACCTATGAAATCACCTCGCAGTTCTATACGCCTGGTCAGCCGATCTACAGCGACCGCAACTATCGCAGCTTCGTGGTAGAGGGCTACAAAAAATGTGGGCCCGTGTATGCCTGCATCAATAAAATCACGGACGCGGCTGCCGGGATCAAGTGGAAGCTCTACACTGATCGCAGCATGAAACGCGAGATCACCTCTCACGCCCTGCTGGATTTGTGGAACAAGCCAAACCCGCGCATGGGAGCCTCTGAGCTCGTCGAGCAGATCTTTGGCTTCTGGCATCTGACCGGTAATTCCTACCTCTATGCGTCCAGGCTGAGCCCGAACGAGCCGCCAGTGGAACTCTGGCCGCTGTACCCGGACCAGATGAAGATCGTGGCTGGCAATGGCGATATCCAGGGGTATGTCTATGGGTACGGCGGACCAGATCCACGCGTCTTCGAGCTCGATGACATCATGCATCTCAAATTCGCCTCCTATGACGATCGCTCGTTCTATGGCCTCTCACCGATCGAGGTGGCGATGCGAACTGTGGACCGGCTGAATGCAGGCGATGACTGGAACACGGCGATTTACCAGAATGAAGGGCGCCCAAGCGCTATCTTTACCACCAAGAACTACCTGACGGTGGAACAGCGCAATCAGGTCAAAGCGGAGCTCAGGAAGAAGTATTCGGGCAAGCGCAATGCTGGTATGCCGATGGTGTTGGAAGCCGATATGAGCTATCAGCAGGTTGCTCTGACGCCAAAGGAAATGGACTGGCTGGAGAGCCAGGGCTTTGACGAGCGCCGCATCTGCATGATTATGGATGTGCCGTCGTTGCTCCTCTCCGACTTCGAGGGCCAGACCTACGCGAACCGCAAAGAGGCAAAGCAGAGCCTTTTCACTGAGAACGTGCTGCCAAAAATGGACCGGACTGTTGGCCATGTCAATGTCTGGTTGCTGCCCATGTTTGAGGATCTCAAGCGCATGGGAGCCTATTTCACCTATGACCCCAAAGATATTGAGGTGTTGGCAGAGCTTTATACCGCAGCCGAGCAGGCCCTGGGCGACAAAGCCACGAACATGTGGAACAATGGCCTCTGCTCGCTGGCCTATGCCCAGGAGCTGCAAGGCGTGCCTCCTGTCCCAGGCCAATACCTCGATGTCTACAAGCTTGGCCCTAACACGCTGGTGCGTGGGGAGGATCTGGAAGCCTATGCGCAAGGCTGCCTGAAGAAGCTCTCTGCGCCGCCTCCGCAGCCCTTCGGGGCCCTGCCACCACATCAGTCGCCACAACTGCCCCCCCCAGGCCAGACCACCGTCACGGAGGTAGATGGCGATAGCAAGCCGGCCTCTGGCAATGATGAAGACGAGGAGCCCGAGAAACCCGTGAAGATGCAGGGAGTCTCGCCGATAGACAACCCCGCCTCACGCTATCGGCGACGGGATGGCACGCCCATCAAAAAAGAGATCAAGATCCTCGATCTGACTACCAAAGAGGACAAAGCGGCCTATATGGCGCGCCTGGAGCAGCAGCGCGCTACCTGGGAAGCCGAGATAGAGCAACGGCTCCAGGACTACTTCAAGGGTGAGCAGAAAGTCGTAGCCGCCGCGCTGGAGAAGTGCAGCACGTCGCAGCAGGCAGAAAACGCGCTGGAGAGCGCGGTGGCCGAGCAAGAGAGCGCCTTGCAGCAGCTCATTTATGACGCCTGGCAGGATGTTGGCCGGCACTTTGGCGACCAGGCGGCGCAGCAGTTCGCCGAGGCAGCCAAAGTGGACAGCACGCGTATTGCACGCAAGGATACGCTGGCCGACATTTTCACCACGCAGACCATTGCGTACCTGCTCAATCTGTCAGCAACTAAAGTCACGGATATTGACGCGACGACTCTGGAAGCATTGCGCAAGGCACTCGCTGAAGGTGTGGCTGCCGGCGAAGGAATCCCCGCGCTGACCAAACGCATTAACCAGCTCTACCTGGCGGACATCATCCCGAATCGCAGCCAGACAATTTCGAGGACTGAAGTTGTGGCGGCCAGCAACTGGGCGAGCGACCAAGCCGCGCTACAAAGCGGGTTGGATCTGGAGAAAGTGTTTCTGGCGACTGAGGATAGAAAGACCAGGCCTGCACATGCAGCTGCTGATGGCCAGGTCGTGCCGATGGGCCAGCCGTTTGTGGTCGGTGATGAGCAACTGATGTATCCAGGCGACCCAGCGGGTAGTGCGGGCAACGTATGCAATTGCCGCTGCTCCCAGTGGTATCAGCGCGTCGCGCAAGTCAGCAAGACCGCCGTGATCACCGTCGTTCCGCGTGAATATCGCAGCGTGCGCGCATTTATGGAGGCCATTGCATGACGACAACCTTTCCATCGATCAAGATCAAAGGCAAGCAGGTGGAATACAAGACGGTCTCCTTCCTGGTCAAGTCCATCGATCAAGACGAGGGCATCGTCACCGGACTCGCGTCCCCGGTCCAGAATATCGATCGCCAGAAAGATATGGTCGAGCCAGGCGCATACACCAAGACGCTCACCGAGGGCCAGGCGCGCATGAGCAATGGGCGGCGCTTTATGGTCGCGACACTCTGGATGCACAACCCGGAGCAGCCGACGGGTGGCGTGGTGAGCGGAGAAGAAACTGCCGAGGGCCTGCTGGTCACGATGAAATACGACATCTCCACCAATGGCGCGGGCATTCCGAACAATTCGATCGCGACGATGGTTTTCAGCGGCTTTAAAGTCGGTTACATTGATGAACTCTCTATCGGCTATATCGCAATTAAATGGGACTATGACAAGCAGGGTGTGCGCCATCTGCGAGAGATCCAACTCATCGAGATCTCGGGAGTGACGATGCTCTTTGCGGCAAATCCAGAAGCACTTGTGCTCGCATCAGGAGTCAAGACTATGCAGTATAAAGGCGCGTCGGGGAAGACCACCTGGGCACTGGCAGATCGGGCGACCAAATGGGACGCCGGGCAGGCCAAGAAGGATATCGAGGCGTGGGCGAATGGCGATTGGTCGAAGGTGGCGCAATGCTTCTTCTGGGTGGCGCAGAGTCCCCCGGAGAAGCTGGAGGATTGCAAGCTGCCGTTTGTAGCCAAGGTCAATGGCAAGATGACGGCCATCCCGCAGGGCATCATCAGCTGCGCCGGGGTCATCCAGGGCGCTATGGGTGGCGTCGATCTGGGCGACGATGAGGATGCGGTAAAAAAGAAGGTCGCCGCCTATTACACGAAAATGGACATGAAGCCGCCCTGGGAAGACGACGGCAAAAGGAGTGCTATGGCAATACAACGCAAAGACTTTAATACGCTCTTTCAGGCCTCGCAGGCCGCTGATTGTCTGGAAGACCTGGGCGATCTGCTCAATACCTTCATCCAGGCGACCATTCAGGCGTTCGGCATGGGCGACGAGCCACAGCAGGACATGGATGCAGTGCTGGAGCAGTTTGGCGCGGCTATCAGGGAATGGACCGGGGACGCGGTTGCTTGCGATCT